AACGCCACCTGATGTGTTAGTTGTTGCTGGTGCGGCTGATACAAAGTGTGGATTAGCAGTTAGCCAATCTTGAACATATTGTTCTACACTTAAAGGTTTGCCCTTTTCACTATATCTAACGCCACCCTGGTCATCTAACACTTCCACTTCGCCGTCATCATTTAGTCTCAAATTATTCCTAAGCAGTTGTTTCACTTGTGCAGGATTTACACTACGATATTGTGCGGCGTAGTTCAATAGTGGTTGTTCCAATTTGAACTCACGAATGATATTGTCTCGTTTAGCAATCTCTGCCGCAGTCTTTGCGTTGAGGTCACTAACGATCTTTTCAAAGTTTCCTTTTTTCAAATCCAGTTCTTGCTGTTGTTTGCGATAGTTTGAGACGATATCTCGCAACTCATCTGGTTCGCCTAAGTCAGCATAACGACTGGAGAGTTTCTTTTCTAACTGGCTTTTTGTTTTTGCCAGGATAGCATTCAACTCATCTTGAGTAAAGGTCTTTGTTGCCTGATTATTTGTTTCAGTGGTTGTATCAGTTTCCACATTTGCTGTCATTTGTTCTTGATCTGACATTGATCACGCCTCCTTGGGGAGTTAAGTTTGGTAGGGCAACTCAGTGCTGCCCTTGGTTTATTTAGCCTTTTAATTCAAGCCCATCTTGGCAGCAGTGATTTCTGCTGCCTGTTCGGCTTGTTCTTTATTGTATTCATCAATTTCTTCAGCCAACTCATGTTGATAATCATCTGGACTGCCAGGATATTCTGTTAAGTTTAAATCCATTAGTTCAGTAATTTCATGTGCCACAGCAGCCTTAATATTGGCTTCTTGCACCTGGCCATATACTTTTAGCAATTGGTCAAGTTCATTTGAAGTGTCACGAATACTAAAGGAGTCTGGATAATCAATAGTGCCTGTCCATTCCGTGCCAGTATAGGCAGCATAGAATTGCCAGATTTGTTCTTCGGCCAACTCAATGTTATCAGCCATTTCAGAGAGGCGACTGTTCAACAGGGCAAACTCTACTTCCCTTGAAATGCCACTCATTACTCGTGCTTCGGTGCCACGGATACTGCCGGTGTTGGCCATCTTGTCAATTGAGTTGATGGTATTTTGAATAGCAGTATAAACACTACTAACTTCTTGACCTGAGAACTCCAACACATATGGCTTCAATGCTGGGTCCAGGTTAGGGGGCATGTGAATCAACGCACCAGCACCAGAACCTACATTGGTCTCGGCAGTGGCAACCAGGCTTGGATGTGATCCCAATCTAATACCTTGCTCTGCTTCAGAAGTCAAGTTGTAAATCAATCTTGCGGCATCAGCAATATCTTCAATGCTGGAGATACCAATGCCACGCACAGTAGAAGTCTGATTGTATAAGATCACAGCAGGGATACGACCCAACTGATTTTCTTCAATAACCCGATCAACAACTTCTTTCTTTTCATGATGAATAGTAGTTGTTTGAATCGTTGTTTGCGTCCATTCTTTGATTACACTAACACTGTGATTTGAATCTTCAATGTATTTGAAATACACAAGTTCATACGCACCAACTGCATTGCGGCTCCAGGTAAAGTCAGTCACTACCAATGGACTCAGCAAGTTCAAGTATGGACGCACACCAGCAGCCAATTCATCAGCACGAGTGCGAGCACCTATATTGGGTTTAGATACCATAATCCAGGAATGGCCAAACACATTGCTCCAGATAGCAGCCTGTTTCATAAACGCATCCATATTGCGTCCTTCACGATCAGCATCTTCTAAAAAGTCTGGCAGTGCTGTGTCTGCTTCTAATGTGCCAAATTCACGAGTAGGTGGAGTTCTAAACAAAAATGAGATATAAGTGGAGATGATACTGCGTGGATGATTGTCATACGGAGTATTTTCTAAACGTTGTGCATATTCTGCGGCTGTCTCTAACTGATAACGAGTTAGATAACTGCCTTGTCGATAAGTTTCTCCGCCACTGAAACTGTCATATAAGAATGACCAACGATTACGATAACGACTTACGATGGGATTCACACTGGCCGCATCAGCATAGTTTTGACTTAGGATTATGTCCATAAGATTTCCTTTAAGAGTTTAAGCAAGTGCATGACCGAATCGACGGGCCACTTGGGGGCCTTGTTCTCTTTGTAGTGGGAACAAGTATTCAATAGCATAGGTAAGACTGTCGAAATGATGGTCCAGACCTGAGTCCTTATCTGGTATCTGTGTCCCCTCTTTGAAACAGAAACCTCTAAGGCTTTTTATAGTGTATTTACACTTGGGATCTATGTGAAACCGTGTTGTGTTGTCTGTTCGTTGATGGAATAGACTGTTGGCCGCATTGATACGATCTTTCACTAACGGATGAGCACGGTGATAAAACACACGGAAGCCTGCGTTCTCTAAGATCTTGATATCAGTGTTGCCATTGGCAGAAGTCTTTCGTTGTGTGCCCGCAGGATCCGGATAAAAGTTGATTGGGTTAGCAGGATATCTATTACGAATCTCATCTACCATTTCATTTGTGTTTGAGTTGTATATTGTAATCTCATCAATGGCTTGTAAGCCTGTGGCAGTTCTACGCATTACAACTGCTGTCATTGGTGATACGTTAAAATCTCCCCCAATGTGTAAGGGCTCTACAGGCTCAGGTGCGTTTAGTGTAGTGATATTGTGATCACCAAACGCATACGCAACAATGCCTGAGTAGTTATTGAATCGTGCTTCATACTCTTGTTCAAATGTTCTTGAGTCTAAGTCTTTTCGTGCTGATTCAATCTCATCCAGGGGCACTTGGGCTCCGTCAAGTGTGGTATATTGATATGAACTCCATACATCAGGATTGGTAGCACTTTGATCATACAAGTCTTTGAACCAGTTGTGTCCTTTTGGCGTCCCAAGAAATAAACTTCGGCCACGGGTCGTTGATAATGTGGGACGGATTACTTCATACCATACTGAAGGGTCCATGTCTGCTGTTTCGTCAAACACGCAGAAATTAAGTCCAACCCCCCTGAGTGAATCTGGGTTGTCTGCTGAACGCAAACTGATCACTGAGTTATTGACTAATGTAATACTCAAATCTGATTTGTCAATGCCCCGCACCCAGTTTAAACTTGAGAGTTTAAGCACCAATGGTTCCCAGATAATCTGCTTGGCCATACGATAAGTTGGGGCAATATAAAAACTCTTTTGATTTGGTGGCCTGCTGTGATAAGCCAATCTATTCATGCTTAAGAATGTTTTTCCAAAACGACGACCACAGCATGCTACAATAAATCTGTGTTGGTCATCCGCAATGGTCTGTTGTGCTACACTTAGTGGCATTTATCTCGCAAGTGTATCGTTTATATGGTCAGCAATCCGGGCTAACTCTTGAGGTGAGAGAAAGTAATCTTCGGGTGCGTATTCTAATATGTCAGAAGTTCGTGCAAAACTCAATCTAATCATATCAGGTGTTAGCCAAGTGACTTTGACATCTAAACTATAGCCACCGCCTGCTCCTGCATCTCCGCAATGTTGAACTCTCATGTTTCGTTCCTTAAATAGACTCTTCATCACTCAACTCCTCTGTATCCAAGTCAAGATCTGCGGGCACAACAACAGGGTCGTCATTCCAGGGTAATGCACGATTGTCCGCCGCATCTTGTCCAGATTCGTTTTGATTCAATAAGTTTTTGCCCAGCCAGATCAACATGGTGGGATTTAAGTTTTCAATGGCTGCTCGTAGTTGTGCTTGTCTCAATGTGATTTTGAGTTGATGCCGGCCTTTTGTAAGGTATTCCTTAAAGTTGTATCTTAATGTGTTTTCATGCACATCGAAGTAGGCAGCAATGTCACGGTCACTACAACCTAAACTTGCCAAATGCTCTATTTCTTCAGGTGGGATCACTATCTTGTTGCGTCCAACAACTATGCCTCGAACTACTTTTTCAGCCCATTTGTGTTCGCCATTTGGTCCAGGCTTTTTGGGGATAGGTATATCTGGTGTGTTTGGTTCCATGTAGATATTTAGCCAAAACAAAACCCCCTAAATGCCACAACACATTTAGGGGGTTTATTCACACAAGGAAATCTGGGCCACGACACCCAGGAAAGCAGAAATGCCTTACTAAAACTGCCTTCAAGTTTATTTAGTAGTTGTATATCCGGTTATAGTGCCACTTGGTGTAGTCACTATACTTCTTGCGTATCTACTAACAACACCAGTGGGTGTATTCCAATTGCAATGCTTTAACATATACGCACGATGTTCTTCATCACGCCACTCCAAGTAATGATCAACTTGATATCGAGGGCTGATAGTTGTGATTACACCTGACTCACGCACAATCTTAATAGTGCCATCTGGTAATCGTGTTGTGGTCTTTTCTGTGGGACATTGTGCTTGAGCAATGCCTACTACTAAAGTTAGTATAATACTAAAATAAAGTTTCACTCAAATATCTCCCGAACAGGATCCCTTGTATGCTCATACCATGCCGCAATCCTTTTCTCTGCAATAGCCACATAAGCAGGATCTAACTCACATCCAATGTAAGTGTGTCCAAGTTCAACAGCCGCACAGCCAGTGGAGCCTGAACCGTTGAATGGATCTAAGACCGTTCCACCTGGTGGTGTGACTAACTTGATCAAGTACTTCATCAGTTCAATGGGCTTGACGGTGGGGTGGTTGTTGCCTTTTTCAAACACATGTCCATTCTTCTTACACCAATCATCATAGTGCTTGCTTAAACTATGTGTATAGATATCTCCTACTCCAGGGATTATGGCTTTATTACCACTAATGCTTGGATTACCATCATGATCAACTAAACTACCACCCATTGCTTGTGCCATTTCGTTATGACTTGGCACACTACCATTATCATGCCCAATATGTCTTTCCTTGCGGCTGACTTTGGGGCAGTAAAAATACTTTTGGTAGTCTGGGATTTCACCAATCACATTGGCAGGGAAACGGCCTTTAAGAATGTCTTCTTGTGCCTTGGTGCTGTCACTGATTGCATCAACACGATCTACTCGTTCTTTATCTTGTGCTTCACTTAGGATGTTATTAAAGGTTCCTGTTGTGCCAGCACGAGTTGGATCTTTACTATACCAATCAGCAATCTTTTGCAAGTCATCACCCTTTACACGGGTTGCATCAATATTAAGGGCACCTGTGCCATACCGCAAGCAGTTCTCACGGATACTGGTCTTGACGGGCTTACGGGCCAAGGCTATGGGTTCGTGTGCTGGCTTGAGTGCTGTGCCCCAACCTGCCCATTCTACTGCTTCTGGATCTGTGGCTATTATAGGTTCAAACTGACCTTTATCTTTACCACCTTTATATCCGCCTTCATAGACATCATTACCTGTGACTGCTCCGCCTCTTTTTGCTCCGCGTTCTTTAACACCTAAACTACGCTGAATACTACGACCAATGTCCTGACTTTTAGGAAAGCCTGAACTGTAGATCCACATTATTTGATCTCGTATTTCAAAGCCTGCTTGTTCTAATGTAATGGCAAGATGATGGTAAGTTCTTGCGGCTGAGAATGCCAGAATATGACCACCTGGCTTTAACACACGCAAGCATTCTTGATATGTCTCAAGTGCTCCTGTGTTGGCGTCCCATGCCTTGCCCAGAAAGTCAATGCCATAAGGCGGATCAGTGATGATGGCATCTACTGAGTCATTGGGTAAAGTTTTTAGTGTGACTCTGTTGTCACCTGTTAAGATTTGATAGTTCATTTGGTCTCCTTGTAGCAACTATACAAGTAGTTATGAACTAAGTTTTGCGGGTTGATTCCTAAGAGGTTTATAGGATCTACTGCGTATCTCCTATTAAGATACTACACAACTCGTTAGCACTTCGTTGTTTGTAGTATCTTCCTGTTTCATTTAACACGATAACAGATAGAGATACAATGAATCTATTGTTTTGTATGGAAAGTTTATTTGACATAGATTTCCTTGATTTTGAGCCAAGACGGGACTATTTCAGCCCCGTCTTAGTTGAAGATATTTCCCGTCATCCTCGCCTGTCCTGGTAATAGGTATTTTCCGTGTATGCTACTGGGCTCTGTCCTTTCCCAACCTATAACGACATTATGATATTTCTATCACTACCCTAAGCCTCGTCCCTTGTGCTTAGGTTTTCGTAGCACGGTTTTTCGTATGCTAACATTCATACTATAACAATACATCGGGTATCCTTGTTCTCACCCTCAAACTCACTTCTGTTTTTCAAGATAGTTGGCACATATTACCAACGGGAGTGTCTTGTTATGTTGCGTGTGCGGTTTATGCCCCGCCTTTTTCACAATGGTATTATAAACTGGCCCATCAACCTTTAGTGTTAGTGTGTAGTATATATTGGAGTTATGTGAGCATTATCTACCCACATAACTCATCTTAGGTTAAATGAACCAACCAACGATGGTCTTGATGCCCCATACGGCCCAAGTTAGCACACCAAGGCCTAACATGCCATTGATGACTCGTAGTAGTCTCAGCACTTCACGATCAATCTGTTGATGCGGTTGTGTGCGGTCCAAGTGTTCTTGATTTGTAATCACGGTTATTCCTTTTAGTCTGTATATTTCATCTATGGCTTCATGCCAGGTTCGGGGATTCATCATACCCCAAAGATATCGGCCAGTTTATCAGTGCCAGATCCACCATGTGATGCTACTTGAACGAAATCATAACGAATCCAATTGTCTGGGAACAAGTAATCATACACTGGACCACTCATGCTACGAAACAGAATGTTCAAAGCACGGATTTGTGGTTCTGTTAGTTCTCTTTGTGTTTTAAGATTACCAGCCAAGCCACCTAACACACCCAAGGGGCATGGTCGTGTATGGCGTGTGTCCCCTGTTCTGGGATTGGTCCAGGTATTCTTTGGATCAGTAATATTCTTGATCCAAGGCTTGGGGATGCGTGTTCTGGTTGGCATTGAGGGCAGTTGAACACCGGCAGCATTGTCAGTTAGTGTGGTGCTCAAGGCCCATTGCTGAAGAGCCTGTCCTTCTACGGTGGGCAATACCATGTGCTCAGTGATCCATGGCAACATGTCATTGATTTGGCTCTTGAATGCGGCCATGACAGCATCATGTGTTCGTGGCTCAAAGTAGGCTCGTTTTACAACATCATTGGTTGTGACAAGGCTATCATATTCACGGTTGCTATAGGGGATTTGTTTGTCTATCATAAAGGTCCTTTGTTATTAAACAATCTTCAACTACTGATGCAGTTGATACTACAACACTATTGTGCTGTTATACTATTATATAGCATCTTATGGGCAAAAGCAAGACGATCAGGCGAAATTTTTGCAGATTTTTGCTGACTAAATAACTGCGTTGAGGTTTTTATTAGGCCATTTTCCTCAACAGAAAGCCCCAATGATTGATCCCATTGGGGCTTTCACTTGGTTCAAAAAGGTAATATCTTGGTTGTGGTGCCAGTAAATTGAACCACCTTGAAGTCTCGTGTGTTATAAATTCCATTTAACTTACGGGCCAAACGTATAGCATGTCCGGGTTCGGGAAACATGCTTTTGCCATACTTGAAGCCCAGATACTTAACTGCGTCATTGTATTTGCGTAGTTTGATGGGCCTACCTTGATACAGCACAGCATACACAGCATCTGCTTCACATACTTCTACACGCCACTCGCCTTCACGGTGGCCACATATCACGGTTGGTTTAGTGCGAGACATCTTTGTTGTTTAATAAGTTTATATACATAGGCTTCAGTAGTATTGTATTTAAGAGCCAATTCAACGGCTCTCATGCCACTGGCGTAGTCTTGAACCAAGGCCGGAGCATCAATCCTGGGTCTTGGAGTTGGGGCAACTTCAGCACCGTTATTTCGAGCACGCCACTTTGTGACCACATAGTCAATATTGTTAGTTGGGACACCTAAATCCTGTGCGATTTGCTTTCTATTTTGTCCCAAATCTAATCGACGATATACTTCATTGTGATCCAATCTGCTTCTTGTTCGACTTGAGCCTAAGGGATTGGCTGCTGCCTGGGCAGCAGTTTCTGGCCAACTCCACCATACGAAAGCAGCCCCTGCTTGCCGATACAGGCGTGTGACTTGTAAGATTTCATGAGGGGGCACAGCCGCCGCAATACCAATGGCTCGAACCAGGTTCAAGTTATTTTTGGTTCTGCTGGCCAGGATACGATCCGGTGTTGGGATACTAAAGAATCTATAAAGTTGTGGGTGCGGTAAATCTGGCAAGACACCACTCAAGGGCCTATACCATATACCACCAACTGATATGCTTAAAGGTGTTATGCTGCCTGGCTGGAAAGCAGTATCATCGGCATGTTGTGATTCTAATGCTCTACGCAGCCAAGCACGGGGACTGCCTAATACACCATTTACACCATATTCTACTTGAGTTTGAGTGTTGGTCCAGTAATCTTTGTTCATGCATTTATATATGCATATTATGGATGTGGTGTTAGACCTGTTATTTTAGGTGAGTAATCACATATCCCAGCATGGCCAGTAAGCCAACAATAACGGTAGCAGTGGCAGTGATCACGGTCTTAAACTTTTCATCTTTGGCAGCACTCAGCATTTGTTTGATCTCGCCAAACTGCCGATCATTGGTTTGTTTGAGTTCTTTAAGATCACGACTCAGAGAGTCAAAACGAGTTTCAATATTATCCATACGCCCCTCTATAGATTTATATCTTTCAGCACACACCTGCTCGTGGGTGCTTAATCTTGCTTCTGTTGAGTCTATCTGGCTCACGGCTTCAGTTTCCTTTTTAAGTTTTCTAACTCTTGTTCTCTTTGTGCTCGTAGCCATTGATTGTGTGCTGATCGTGTCCATAACAGTTCCTTATCAACAACTATGTCGTCGAGATCATTTCTTTTTCTTGGCGGCGTTAGCCTGACTGGCTCTAATGGCCCGAGCCTGAGCAACTGCTCCAGCACGGGTGGGATAAACTTTTCCACTTTTGCCATATTGGTATCCTTTTCCGCCATGAGGGCCAGTTGCTTTATGTATAGGCATATTTATTATGCTCCTACTGGGACGATGGTGATAGTAGCACTTGGCTGTGCTGGCATCACGAATGGTGTAGTTTGTGCTGGTTCATACTCTAAACTGATACCACCGATGTTATCAACAGCAAAACGCAGTTCCAGATAATCATTGGCTGCAATGTTTTCTACCAACCACATTTTAGTAATGGTTTGATATGTGTCACTACCTGCACTTGCTGGACGAATACCTACCTTGATGCGTGTTTCTGCTAAGTCAGTGCCGTTCTTTGCAAGCCACACCCAGGCTTTACGTTCAGCATTGTCTGTATTCTTAACAATCATCTCAATCACTGCTTCATAGTTGCCAGCAGTATCAATTGCTAATCTTGTTGGTGTGCCCGACGCAACAGTCACACCTGAATTGCCCACGTGTGCTGAGGTTGATGAGAACCAATCAAATGAATATACTGTATTGGCTGCTGCCGCAGTAATGTTGGCCATCTTATGAAAGCAACCTTGTGTTCTGCGATATGAAATATTGCCACCAGGTAGTAAAGCACCTGTGTTGCCGTAAGCACCTGTGTTAAATGTGACAGTGTTGCTACGAATGGTTGTAGCCGCAGGAGTCATGTCCAACATTTCCAGTCTGTTTTGCAGAGTAGCAGGAGTTGCCACAGGAAATGCACGGATACGAAGTCCAGAACCTTGATAAGCAGTTCTACAACTAAATGATTGTGATCCACTTAAAGTGGGTGCCACTGTGTGCGGAATACCCAGGACCATACTGGTTGTAGTTGGTGTGCCATATACAGGATATGTTCCATCAGTGACATTGGTCACACCTGATACAGCAACCAAAGCACCACGACCAAATGGCACATTTGTCAAGCCACTCATGGTAAATGTCACGCCGCATCGTGTGAATGTTAGACCAGTTAGTGTGCCTGCTGTGGTAGTAATAGGTGAGCCACCAGGTGTTGCTGAAAGTGTTGCTGTAGTAGTGCCGTTGGTGACAATCACATAGTATGTTTGCCCTGATACAATACCAGTAGCAGTTCCTGTTAGTGTGCCTGTGACTCTAATAGCAACACCCACTGAAGGAGTAGTAGCAGTAAATTGAATCTGCCCTTTTGTGCCTACAACACTTACGCCACTCATTGGGGCACGGAAACTTGTGACCCCTGTCACATTAGTAGAAGTAAGAGTCAATATGCTATCACTGTAAGTCTCGGCTGCATAACTTTGAATCTGCATGCTGTGTAGTGAATTTATACCACCACCTTGATACTGCGTGGCAATGTCGTTTGAAAAACCAGTTGTGCCATAACCACTAAAGTTCAATGTGCCCAATACATTTAATGTGTTTGTAGCACTGGCGGCAACACTGGTTAAACCAGTGAATGGAACTATCTCACCTACAACTGAGTTGCCGTTGGCATTACGGAAACTAAACGCAGGTGCTGTTGCTGTGCCAGCCAGGGTATCACCATAGTAGTGTTGAAAGCCTGCGTTGGCACCATAACCATTTGTGCCTGCTGGGAAACTACTTGCCGCACTATAACCGTTGTTGTCTGTGACAGTGTTTAGAGTCTGTGCAGGAAACACATAGTTCAAGTTTGTGTTGGCTTGTATTTCACCTTGAGCACGAACAATACTGCTTAATACAATTTCACCAGTGCCGTTTGGATCTAATACAATATCACCATTAGTGTTGGTTGAGGCAATGGTGTTGTCTGTTGCAACTCCTACTGATAGATTACCTGCTGACACACCTGACAATGTTGTAGATTCAATGGCTGATACAGCACGAGCATTTGTAAAGTATTGATTCACCATGCCTTCGGCAACATCATCAGTGCCGGGGGCAAGATAAGTGAATGCACCAGTTGAACTGTTGTAAGTAAGCCCAGGTGTAAAGCCAATATATCCCAGACTAACAGCCGCACGAGCACGAGCATCTGTGTAGTATAAGTTAGTTGTGCCTTCTGTGAGTTCATCAGTGGTATCTGGACCAGTAGGGCCTTCAAAACTGATAACGCCAGTAGTTGAATTCACAGTGATATTACCTGTGCCTGTGTAAGCACTGCGAGCACGAGCAGTTGTAAAATATTGATTAGTTGTGCCTTCCGCAATATCATCAGTGTCCAAATACACAGCACCAGTAGCACCATTTACACTCACAACATCAGCAGTGATTTCGCCTGTTGTGGGATTGTAGCCAATACCAGTGCCACCCGAGATGGCGTTGCGAACACGAGCAGTTGTGTGATATAAGTTAGTTGTGCCTTCAGCCAAGTCATCTGTGTCATTGTTCTGAATAGGATTACTTGTTGCATACCATGAGTTGGCAGTAGTAGTAAAGTCAGCAATGTTTAACTTTGAGCCAAGTGCTGTGGTAATAGTTGTAGCAAAGTTTGGATCATCGCCCAATGCGGCTGCAAGTTCATTTAAGGTGTCTAATGTGCTTGGAGCACTATCAACCAGGTTGGCAATAGCAGTGCCCACATAAGCATGTGTAGCAACTACCGTGTCGTCAATTCTGATAGCACCTGTGGTGTTGTTGTATGTGATACCAGTTGAGCCACTAATAGCACCACGAGCACGAGTGTTGGTGTAGTATAAGTTTGTGCCTTCCACTAAGTTAGTAGTAGATTTAGTGGCCAATCGTGTGTCAAAATCACTATTAGCACGAGCAGTAGTGTAATATAAGTTAGTTCCTTCAGCAAGTGCTCCAGTATTTTTAGTTGCAAGTCTGGTGTCAAAGTCCCCATTGGCTCGAGCAGTTGTATAATATAGTCGGGAACCTTCTGCCAGGTCATCTGTATCTTTTGTAGCAAGGCGTGAATCAAATCGTGCATTGGTGTAATATAAGTTAGTGGCACCTTCAGATACCGCATCAGTGTCTAATACTACAGTGCCAGTTTGGCCATTGACACTATCCACTGGATAATCAATAGTGCCTATTGTGGCAGCAACACGAGCATCTACACGAGCATCTGTATAGTATAAGTTTGTGCCTTCAGCCAAGTTGGTGGTTGTTTTTGTAGCAAGACGAGTATCAAAGTTGGCATCACCACGAGTTGTGGTCCAATATAAGTTTGCGGTGCCTTCTGTTAAATCATCTGTTGTTTTTGTAGCCAGGCGACTGTCCCAACGAGCAACAGTGTAGTATAAGTTATTGCCTTCAGTTAAATCAGTTGTTGTTTGCCCGGCAAAGTCTGCCTCAAATCGTTGTGTTGTGTAATATAAGTTGATACTGCCTTCAGGGATGTTGTCTGAGTTCAGTTCAACATCACCACTAAAGCCATTTATACTGACCACACCCACTAACCTTTGCCAAGAACTATCAACATCATATACTGGTGTCGAGCCTGTATATGTTGGGAAGTCATGATGGATTAGGGGATTGGTATTGATTGCACCCTCAGCACTATACAATCTGTATAACACAGGGAAAGGTTGATTCTGAATACCATCTGTATCATGCGTTTCATTTACTACAACAATGTCGCCAACACTATAACTTGTTGCTGGATCCCATACTGTCAAGTTGATGGCACGGTTGATACCTACAACCTGATCGCCAGTTAAACCAGACTCAGAGAACAACAAGACCCAATAATCTGTTGCTACATCTGGTGCCAGTGTTGTGCGTGGTGTTGTATCAATATAAACATACACACCTTGTTCATAACGAACCAAATCACCACGGTGATATGTATAGGTCAAACTAAACTCACCTTGGAATGCTTCATCAAGGGTGGTTGTTTGGATTGTGGTTGCGTTGGTATTGATTTCAACCACTTGTGGTGCTGTTGTGACAGCAATGGTAGAGGTGTTTTGTGTAATCTCTACAGGAGTTTCATTTATAGTGACACTTGGTCCAGTCTGAGTTGTGCTGACTGCAACTTCAGGACGAAGCACCGTAATAGTAAATTGGGGCATGTTATGCTCCTAAACTGATTGCTTGGTAGCCAGAGCCAGTTGTTGGAT